AAGCTATTTAAACTAAAAATAATAAAATATCACAACACTATCAACTGGAGTGTAAACACCAAAGAGTCTAGAGTAAAAATAATAAAATATTACAGGTAGTGTAACTTAAGTTGTAATATTTGGCTTAACTAGTAAATAGAATGTTATGTTTATAATATTACCTACAATTCAGAATATTAGAAGGTAATACTCTGAATTAAATAAGGAGGAGGGATACAAGAATTATATCATATTATTTTAATAATTGAGAATAACTTTCTACAGTTTTTACTTCTTCTTGAATAATAGCTGGTTTATCTATCTCTATGAAGGTAAATCCTGATATCTGATTGATTTGCATATTGATAGTTTGTTTCTCTCTAACTATTCCTGTTATCTTACCTGCAACTTCAGCTATCTTAATTGCTGTATATAGTTCATCTGCTCTTTCAGCATTATCAACCATATCGTTTGCTTTATCAACTACATTATGGATTAATCTCTTTAGGTTCTGAGCTAGTTCTAGATTACCTGATTGTAATATCTCTTCTTGGTTTAGCATATTGTTTACCTTATAAATGTTTTATGCTACCATTATAACAAAAAAGGAGTTATATTTGGAGAAGATGAAATTAATACCTTTAGAGATAGTAAATACACTAATCTCTAATCATAGTGGATTAAAGAAGAGTCTTATGCAAGGTAGTCCAATAAACATTCAACAGAAGACTAAGGATGCTATTATGGCTATTAAGAGAATAAATGGGTTATCTAGTGCAAGTAATGCTATAGACTTGCTTATAGCTACTGTTATGCTATATCAGATAGATGATTCATCCTATGACGGTACTCTTACTCTCTATAGTAAAGACCAGTTGAAAAGCAATAAGGGAGTTCCTAGGAGTGTAATTGTTGATGGTAAGGAATACTATACTGTTTATAGTGTAGCAAAGACATATAAGGTATCAAGACAGACAGTTCTATATAGAATAAGGAATACTCATAGTTATAGATTTAGAGGTTGGAATTATTTAGGTGAAGACTTAAAGCTAAAGTATATGGATAACTAATGGGAATACTTCAAAGAGAAGTTCTTTCTCATCAATATAAGATGCTTTATTCTGAAGCAACATATCCAGCACTAGTATGTGGTTTTGGTGCAGGTAAGTCAGAGTCACTAGTTATGAAAGCATTAAAACAGTTATTTGAAACACCAGACTGTCATATAGCAATATATGAACCTACAGTGGATTTGATTAAAAGGATTATGTATCCTAGGTTTGAAGAGATATTAGGAAATACTAGATTGGCATACAAACTGAATAAATCAGAAGGTGTATTAACCATCTTCAATGTAGGTACAATTATATTTAGAAGTTTAGAGAATCCATCTAGAATAATTGGTTATGAGGTTCATCATTCCCATATAGATGAGCTTGATACTCTCGATGAAGACAAAGCAAGAGATGCTTGGATGAAGATTATTGCTAGAAATAGAAAAAGAATACCAAACAATAGCAAGAATACAGTTAGTGTCTATACAACACCTGAGGGGTATAGGTTTGTGTATAAGCAATGGAAAAAGAAGTTTGAGGAGGATATGCTAAAAGCAAAGACTAGTAACTATGAATTAATCAAGGGAAGTACATATGATAATCCATTTTTACCTCCAGAATATATAGAAGCACTAGAGAATTCATACCCAAAACATTTAATAAAAGCATACCTAAATGGAGAGTTTGTAAACCTTGAAGCAGGACAGGTCTATATTAGTTTTGATGTTGATTCTAACCATACTGACTTTACTATGCCTTCAGGGAATGAAGACATTATACACTTAGGAATGGACTTCAATGTAGGTCATATGTCAGCAGTTGCAGTCATAATAAGAAATGATATAGCATTCGTAGTTGATGAGATATGTGACCAAAGAGATACTCCTTCTATGATAAATGAAATAAAATATAGGTATGACGGTAGAACTGTTATAGTTTATCCAGATGCTAGTGGTAATAGCAGAAAGACTGTAGATGCAAGTAAATCTGATATAGCATTGATTAGAGATGCTAATATAAGAGTAAATGCTCCATCAAAGAATCCTCCAGTTAAGGATAGAATTCTAACAGTCAATAGTATGTTTTGTAATGCAAAAGATATTAGAAGACTATTTGTGAATACAACTGTATGTAGGAACTTAACAGATAATCTAAATGAACAAGCATACGACGAGTCTGGTAATCCTAGAAAAACTAATAATGTTGACCACTTGCTAGATGCACTTGGATATGTAATTCATAGAAAGTTTGGAATAACAGCAGCTAAGACTACTATTATGCGTATGAAGTTTTAGATATGTGTTATAATTTTAAAAAAAAAGGATTCATATGAGATTAGATGATGTTTCTTTTGAACACCCAGAGTATCTGTTTTATTACAATCAGATAAAGAAGACTAGAGATGTTTTTGAAGGTATTGATACTGCAAAGCAATATATATATAGAGCTGAAAGAGAAAGTGCATTGAGTATTAAAACTAGACTAGAGGTAGCTACACTTAAGAACTTTGTTAAAAGAGCTACAGAAGCTTTTGTAGGTATGATATTTAGGAAACATATTGAAACAACTGGACTAGATGACAATATGATAGGTGTCCTAAAAAACATTGATGGTACAAACAATCTAAATAGGTTTGGAAGAGAATTAGCAACAAATATAATTGTTGATGGTAAAGCTTTTATAGCAATAGATTCTCTTGAGGATGGAAGTGGACTACCATATGCAGTGGTATATAAAAGGAATCAAGTTATCAATTGGAGAAAAGATACAGCTGGTAACTATACTATGTTAGTAGTAAAACAAAACATAGAAGTTCCGGATGGAATGTTCAAGATAAGCTATGTTCAACAATATAGGGTATATAAAGATGATGGTAATGTTGATATCTATCAAGCCATTGTAGGTAAGGGTATTGTCTTTATAAGAACAATAGAAACTGAATATGACTATATTCCTGTTATCCCTGTTGATTTATCTGATTTTCCTCCATTGTATGATGTAGCTAAATTGACAATAAAACATATGAATAGAACAAGCATAAAAGATAAGTATCTAGATATGTCTGCTACTCCAGTACCACTATTATGGGGAATACAACCTGATGATACAGTAGGAACAAAACCTGTATTCGTTGTAGGTGCTGATGAAGCATTCTTGTTTCAAGGAACAAAAGAAGAATGTGATTTTGAATGGAGAGAGCTATCTGGAACTAGCATAGATAAGCTACAAGAGGATTTATCTGTCATAGAGGAAGATATTACCTCTGGTATTATTAGAGCGGCAACAAGTGATACTACAACCATTAAAACAGCTACTCAATCATTTTATGAAGCAGCAGAATCTGCAAACAGATGTGTAGTTATAGCAAATGCATTAGAACAAGCATTGAATAGAATGTTAGTCTATTTATCTGATGTAGGTAATATTGAATTAGANGATGGAGCAAGAGTAATAATAAATAAAGACTTTAATGCAGTATCTGGAACTAATCAAGACTTGAGATTATTATGGGAGATTTATCTTGGTGGAGCATTGTCAATAGAAACATTCTTAGACAGTATGTCCAAGTTTGAAGTTATTGATATAGGTACAGTAAACGATGAGATAAACAGAATAAAGGCTGATAGTTTCTTACCATTACCAAAAGAACAACCGTCAGAAACTACTAAAAATATGGATAACAGAACTTTATCGAGTGTACAAGACCAATAAAATATGTTATACTTTTATCAGAAGTAGTGGACACTATTTCTGAATAAACAAAAAGGATATGGATATGTCTTTAGAAATACTTGAAAAGTTGGCAAATGAATCTGGAAATGAAGAATTTGTAAATGCAGTAAATTGGGTTAAAGAGTCCTACAAAACGAATGTTGAAAGGTTATCTTTTCTTGAGAAAGATAAACAAAAAGCAATAGAAAAGAGGGACACTTAAAGTTTCTAGTCAAAAACAAGCTTGGGTTGGATGAAGTAACCGAAGATGCTATTGATAAGTACCTACAAAGTAAATCATCAAGTGATGGTGATATTAAAAACTTAACAGGTATTATCGAGTCATTAAGAGCAGATAAAGAGTCTATGAACAATGAAATTGCTTCTGCAAGGAATCGTTATGGTCTTGAGAAAGCATTATCTGGTTTAGGAGCAATAGAAGGAACTGAAAATTCTAAAGCTTATGATATAGTACTTGAAGAGATTAGAAAGAATACTGTATTTGATGAATCTGGACAGGTTTCATTTAAAGACAAAGATGGTATTACAGTTAGAAATTCAGATGGTAGTCCTATGAGCTTGTCTGATAAGTACAATCAGCTAAGGGAGTCAAGTGACTTTAGTTTTCTATTTAAAAAGAAAAAAGCTAAAGCAGGAAGTGGAGCTACAGGTCAATCTGATATTCCAACTACATCAAAATCAGACTTTGGTGGAAGTAAACAAGAAAGACTTGAAGCGATAAAACAGAGATATAATCTAAACTAGAAAGGATTTAAAATGGCAATTTCAGATATGAAAGTGTTTAACAAATATGTTCAAGAAGCAACAATTGAGTCATTAACACAACAAGTTAATAAATTTAATGTTGCATCAAATGGAGCTATCGTTCTTACAAGCGAAGGTTTCGAAGGTGACTTCTTTGAAAGAAGTTTATATGCTGGAATGGAAGCCGCTCTTAGAAGAGTAGATAGATATGCAAGTAATGCTACAGCTACTCCTACAGCATTGAATCAACTACAAGAAGATGCAGTTAAAGTTGCAGGTGGATTTACTATTAGTTTTGAACCTTCACAAATGACTTGGATTGGTAAAAACGAAGCAGAAGCTATTGAGGTTATATCAAGAAGAGGTGCTGAGCTTATATTGAAAGACCAGTTCAATACTGCAATTAAAGGTCTTGTATCTGCTATTGGAAATCAAGCAGGAGCAACAAATGATGTTAGTGCAACAAGTGGTATAAGTTATTCTGCATTGAATACTGCTCACGCTAAGTTTGGTGACAGTTCTATGAATTTGATTTGTCAAGTTATGAATGGTGCTACTTATCACAAGTTTGTTGGACTTAACATTGCAAACTCAACTGTATTGTTTAAAGCTGAAAATGTGTTGATTGTTGAAATACTTGGAAAACCTGTTGTTGTTACAGATAGCCCAGACTTCTATGTAGCTGGAACACCAAACAAGTATAAAGTATTATCTCTTGTAGGTGGTGCAGTTACTGTTATGGACGGAAATGACTATCTTTCAAACTTCGATATGACAAATGGTAAATCAAGAATTGAAGCTACTTATCAAGTTGATTATACATTTGGTCTTGGAATAAAAGGTTATAGCTGGGATGTTGCTAATGGTGGAAAATCTCCAACAGATGCTGAGATTGGTACTGGTTCTAATTGGGACTTAATACAAGCAATAAAAAGCTCTGCAGGTGTAATTACTATAGCTGACGCAGACCAGTAATTTTATAGAGCCTTACCTACAAAGGGTAAGGTTTTATTAAGACTACTAAAAAGAATAGGAGGGGATAGCAATGTCATTAATAGTTTATCCAACATCTGATTATGATAGCTTCATATCAGTACTTGATGCCGATAGTATTATTGCTAATAATACTTTATTT